AATTTAGAAAAGTCCATAAGTGAGATACAAAAAGATTTTAAAGAATTAAAAGAATCTGTACAAGGTTTTGATGAAACGAGTAAAAAAACCAATGATAATTTAGAAAAAGGGTTTCAAGGCGTAAATAATCAAGTAGTAAGTTTACAAAAAGGTTTTACTGGTTTAGCGCTTGCATTAAAATCAATTGGTATAGGTTTAGTGTTAGAAGCATTTAATACATTAAAATCAGTATTTGTAGCTAACCAAACAGTATCAGACGGATTCAGAAAGTCGTTTTTATTTGTAGTAAACCTATTTAATTCGTTTGTAAATTTTGTTACAGATAAATTTGAACCAACAGGTACAAGTTTACTCAATTTATTTGTTGAACTAACTAAAAAAGTAGTAGTTTTTGGCGCTGCATTGATAGGTTCTCTTTTTGTACCATTAAAAAAAATAACAACAGGCCTTGGTGCTTTATTAAAAGGTCTTCTTCTAGCTATGGGCGGTGTTACTGGTTTTGCACAAGCGAGTCTGGAATTTAAAAAAGCAGCTGAAAATTTAGGCGGTGCTTTTGACCTATTAGATATAATAAAATTTACTGATGAGTTAACTGGTGGTATTGGTGGTTTAGAAGATTTTATTCAAGGTCTTTACGACGCTGCAGATGCAACCGTTGAATTAGATAAAAAAGCTAGAAAAGCAGCAGCTGAACAAGAAGGGATTAGGCTAAAAGCATTAACAGCACAAGAAAAAGAAAGAAGGGTAAGGGATGATATACGTAATGATATAGAGTTAAGAATACAAGCTAATGATAGGTTAGCAAAATTACAAAATGAACAAATAAAACGAGAACAAGCATTAGCAGATTTACAAGTAGCAGCAGCAACAGCAGCTCGTGTAGGTCAAGAAAAAAACCTTGATTTAGAGATAGCAGAAATAGAAGCAAAAAATAGGAAATTAGAAATTGATGAAAGAATATTAGCACAAACATCAGAACAAAGGGCAAATGATGCTGCTTTACAAAAAGAAAAATTAGATGGTATAACTGCTGAATTAGATTTACAATCACAATTAAGAGTACAAGGCATACAAGCTAGGATGGAAGTAGAAGATGGAATATTAGATCGTTTAAAATTAGAACAAGAATTAGCAGATGAAGAAGTAAGGATCGCTACAGAAAAATTTAACAAAACAAAAGAATTATTTGATGAAAATACAATTGAATACAAAAATGCACTAGCAGAACAAACAGCAGCAACAGAAAGAGCTAAAGACGTAGAAGTTAAAGTAGAAAAATTAACAGCCGAAGCAAAAAGGCAAATTGTAGCAGATGCGCTTGGTGGTATTAGTGAGTTATTAGGTCAAGAGTCAGTAGCAGGTAAAGCAGCAGCAGTAGCACAATCAATTATAAATACATATCAAGGTGCAACTAAAGCGTTAGGGCAGGGTGGTATATTTGGTGCAATAGCAGCAGCAGGTGTTATAGCTTCAGGTATGGCATCAGTTAAAAAAATAATAGCAACAAAAGTCCCAGGAGAAGATGGTAGCGCAGGTGCAGCTGCAATAACAGGTGTTGGTGCGCAAGTTCAAAGCCTTGAAGAAAATGTACCTGACTTTAATGTAGTAGGCGCTTCGCCAATAAACCAAATAGCACAATCACTAAACAACCAACAACCAGTTAAAGCATATGTTGTTTCGGGAGATGTTACAACAGCACAACAACTAGACAGAAATATTATTAACGAAAGTGGAATTTAAAAAAACTTACTTTAAAACTATTATATAATTATGAAGATAGTAGAACTTATTTTAGACGAAGAACAAGAATATTCAGGTATAGAAGCTATATCAATTGTTGAAAGGCCAGCAATAGAAGAAGATTTTATAACACTTAACAGTAAAGTAGAATATAAATTAGCTGAAGTAGACCAAAAGAAAAAAATATTATTAGGTGCTTTACTTATACCTAACAAACCTATATTAAGGCAAAGCGAAGACGGTGAGTATTATATATATTTTAGTAAAGATACAGTGCGTAAAGCAAGCGAGTTATATTTAATGGAAGGTAACCAAAATAATGCAACACTAGAACACCAAATGAATTTAAAAGGTTTGAGTTTAGTAGAAAGTTGGATAGTAGAAGATAGTGAGAAAGACAAAACAGCTTTTTATGGTTTAAATTACCCTGTTGGTACTTGGGTAGGTTCTGTAAAAGTAACATCTGATAAAGTATGGGAAGAATTTGTAGAAACAGGTAGGGTAAAAGGTTTTTCTATAGAAGGCTATTTTCAAGACAAAGCAAATTACAGAGAAAGTAATTTAGCAAAGCTAGAAAGACAAGAAGCTGAATATTTATTAAGCGATATTATGGATATTGTTACTGGCATACCTATATCACTAGAAAGTTATAACGATTACCCTGATTCAGTAGCTAATAACGCTAAAAGAGGTATTGAGTTAAACGAAAAAGTTAATAATAAGTGTGCAACTGACGTAGGTAAAATAAGAGCGCAACAGTTAGCACAAAAAGAAAAAATAAGTACATCAACTATAAAGCGTATGTACAGTTATTTGTCAAGAGCAGAAGAATATTATGACCCAAGCGATACATCAGCTTGCGGTACTATTTCATATTTACTATGGGGTGGTAAATCAGCAAAAAATTGGGCTGAAAGTAAAATAAAACAATTAAATTTGTACTCAGAAGTAATAAATGATGAATATGCTATTATTGATGACCGCCTTGCTTATGCTAGCCAAGAGAAAGCTGAGCAAATGGCTGAAAGTATAGGTTGTGAGGGTTACCACGTACACAACTACGAGGGTAAAGATTGGTATATGCCCTGTGAGCAACACACACAAGAAGATTTAAAAAAACCTTGTTGGAAAGGTTATGAACAAATAGGTACAAAAATGAAAAATGGTAGAAAAGTACCAAACTGTGTACCAATAAAACGTTAATTATGCCAGGAAAGCACTATAAAAAGAAAAAAAAGAAGAAATAATGTGTAATTGCAATTATTGTATATGTAAATATGCCTAGGAACAAAAATGAAAACAAAACACCTAGCAGAACTTCGCCTAAAGGTAGGCGCAGAGGATGCTTATGCCCAGATAATACATACAGCAGCAAATGTTGCGACGGCAGCCTACAAGCACAAGGAATAGGCTCTGTATAAAATATTTACAAACGAAAATATAAAAAAAATTGTAGTATTTATTATATAAGTATGAATGCTACAGAAATTTTATCTAAAGTCAAGACCTTACTAGGTGTTGATCCTAGTAATCTTGAAGTAAAAGCCGAAGCAGTGACTTTGGAAGAATTAACCCTTGAGAATGGTACAACCTTGACTGCAGAAAAGTTTGAAGCAGGCGAAGAAGTATTTATTCAAACAGAGGACGAGAAAGTACCAATGCCAATAGGCGAGTACGAACTTGAAGATAATAGAATATTAATCGTTAAAACAGAAGGTATGATTGAAGAAATCAAAAATTCAGAAGAAGTTGTAGAAGAAGTTCAAGAAGAGCAGAATCTACAAGAAGAAGAGCAAGACCTAGAACATAAAGAAGAAATGGGTTATGCTACTAAAGAAGAATTAACAGCTTTAGCAGAAAGTGTTGAAGAAGTTAAGGAACAAATCCAAAGTATCGTAGATGCTATGGGCAAAAGAGAAGAAGAGAAAGAGGAAATGGCAAAACAAGAAGAATTATCTAAGCCAGCGGCTGAGGGCATTAAGCACTCACCAGAAGCTGAAGATACAAAACTTGGCGCTAGACTCGCTCCTAATTCAAATCAAAACACTACATATAGTAGGGTATTAAGAGCAATAACTAATAATTAATTTATAAAAGATGGCAACAACTTATTCAAATGACGTAACAAGAATCTTTGCAAGCCAAAGTACGTTGACAGCTGATACAACATTAACACCAGCTGATTCAGGAAATACATATTTAATAAATGGTACAGGTTATACTGTAACTTTACCTGCTCCTCACGCAGGATTTTCAGTTAAGTTTATCGTAGCAGCTGCATTTACAACTGACTGTGTTGTACAAACACCTGCCGACAACAGAGACACACTTAACGGTGGTGTAATTGTTAATGGCGCAATTGTTGAATCAGATGCAACAGATAGAGTAACTTTTGAGGACGGTGCAGAATCTATTGGTGATTTTGTAGAAATATCTAGTGATGGTACTAGCTTTTTCTTATTCGGTAACGGAAACGCAGCTTCTTCAATAACAGTAGGGGAACTATAATAATAATAATAAATAATAATTTAAAATGGCAACAACTAATAATTTAACAACATCGTATGCAGGAGAGTTCGCCGGAAAGTATATCTCTGCTGCCTTATTGAGTGGAAAAACTTTAGCGGAAGGTAATATTACAATTGTACCTAACGTTAAGTTCAAGCAAGTTATGAAAAAAGTTTCTACAAATGGTATTGTAAAAGATGCAACTTGTGACTTTGATCCAACTTCTACTTTAACACTTACAGAAAGAATTTTACAACCAGAAGAATTCCAAGTGAACTTACAATTATGTAAGCAAGATTTTCAGTCTGACTGGGAAGCAGTATCTATGGGTTACTCTGCATTTGATTCTTTACCTCCTAAATTTAGCGACTTTTTAATTGCTCACGTAGCAGACAAAGTAGCACAAAAAATGGAACAAAATATATGGAATGGAACGAACGCTAACGCTGGCGAGTTTGATGGTTTCAAAACTACACTATTAGCTGACGCTGATGTAGTAGATGTAGCTGGACAAGCAAGTACATCTGCAAACGTAGCAGCAGAAATAGGTAAAGTAGTAGACGCTATCCCGTCAACAATTTATGGCGATGAGGACCTAGTAATTTACGTACCTAACAACATTTACAGAAACTACATTAGATCATTAGGTGGTTTTGGTGCTAACGGTTTAGGTGCAGCTGGTACAAACAACGAAGGTAACCAGTGGTACAATATGGGTAACGCAGTATCTTTTGATGGTATTCAGTTAGTATTAGCAACTGGACTAGCAAGCGATACTATGGTAGCTGCTCAAAAATCTAATCTATTTTTCGGAAGTGGTCTGATGTCTGATCAGAACGAAGTTAAGGTTATTGATATGGCAGATATCGACGGTAGCCAAAACGTAAGAGTTGTAATGAGATTTACAGCAGGAATACAGCACGGTATCGGTTCAGATATTGTACTCTATTCATAAAAAATAATTGTATAACAATAAAAGGTAGGTGGATTTTATACTACCTGCCTTTTTTTATAAAATAAAATATTATGGCGTGTGCATTAACAACAGGACGTAAGTTACCGTGTAAACAGTCGGTAGGTGGTTTGAAAACAGTATATTTTGCAGCTTATGGTACATTAGGTACTGCAACTATATCTGCTGGAAACATATCTGCATTAGCAGGTACACCAGCTTTTTACCAATATGATTTAAAGGGTGCGACAAGTTCATTAACAACAAACATTATCAGTTCTAGAGATACAGGTACAACAGTATATGAATCTACACTAGAATTAACATTTACTCACTTAGACGTAGCTACGCAAGAAGAAATAAAACTTTTAGCAGCGGCTAGACCTCACGTGGTAATTGAAGATAACAACGAAACAGCTAATTATATGATGGTTGGCTATCATCAGGGTGCTGAAGTGACTGCGGGAACGATAGTCTCAGGAGCGGCATACACTGATTTAAGTGGATTTACATTAACGTTTACAGCAACAGAAGTTATACCACCGTTATTTATAACAGGTTCGGTAGTAACAGCATTAGCTAACGCAACGCAAATAGATCCAACAGCATAACAGTTTTGTTTTTGTGTGTTTTTAAAAGGGGTGGTTATTAACTATCCCTTTTTTTATTTTATAAAAAACGTATATTTTAGTATTATATATATATGAAGATATTGACTACCAGTGCAGCTGCGCAAACTTTAACGTTTATACCTAGAGAATACCCAGCAACTGTAAAGATGAATTTACGTGATACAAGCACAAATACAACATCAACAGTAAACAGCCTAACGCTAACAAAAAGTAACGATAATGCTTCTATTAGTACAGCGTTTACATTAGTAGAAGGTAGGTTTTATGATGTAGATATAATAAAAGGTATTGGCGCAAATTGGGATACGTTTACAACACAGTGGCAACTAGCTACAGATAACTGGGAAAACATTATATCTTCAGAAGTAACTATATATAAAGACAAAATATTTTGCACTGACCAAACAATTAACCAAGCAAATAATAGCTATTACGATATTAATAGCGGCGAATATACAGAAACAACAAGTTATCCAGATGATGACTATATAATAATAAGCTAATGAGTAATATTAGAGTAGTAAATTTAAGTACATATACAGCACCAAAAATTACAGAAGAAAAAAACAATGATTTTGTATCTTATGGTGAAGACAACAATTATTATCAATATTTAATAGACCAGTATCAAGGTAGCCCAACTAATAATGCTATTATAAATGGTATTACTGAAATGATTTACGGTAAAGGTTTAAACGCAACTAATTCAGATAAAAAACCTATGGAATATGCAGAAATGGTAACACTGTTAAAAAAAGATGATATAAAAAAATTATGCGCTGACTTTTATTTATTAGGTCAAGCAACTATGCAAGTATATTACAATGTAGACAGAAGTAAAATCGTAAAAGTAGAACACTTTCCTGTACAAACATTAAGGGCTGAAAAGGCAGATAAAAAAGGTGATATAAAAGCCTTTTATTATTTCCACGATTGGTCAAAATATACAAACAGAGATAAGCTGACACGCATACCAGCTTTTGGAAAAAGTAACAACAGTGCAATTGAAATTTTATGTATCAAACCATACAGAGCAGGTTATTTTTATTATACACCTGTAACATATCAAGGTGCTTTGCCTTACTGTGAACTAGAAGCAGAAGTTGCAAACTACCATATTAATAATATACAAAATGGTATGGCTCCTTCAATGCTTATCAATTTTAATAATGGTACACCTGATGAAGAAGCACGTGAATTAATAGAACGCAGAATATACGATAAATTTAGTGGAAGTAGTATCT